TATAAAATAAAAACAACACTTTTGTAATTTTTTTTTGGTTTTATTTAAGTTTCACACAAAATGCATAGAATAATCATAACAATTATAATATTAATAATAGTAGTGGTGGTGGTGGTTGTTGTTGTAATTGGTAGTTCGTCTACTCCTCCATCTGAAAACATAACGGAACAAATTGTAGGCCACAACTATCCACCCGAAGCGTTACAATCTTACGACAGTTTTCGCGCGTACATAACAGAATTTTGTGAGAAGACCGACAACAAACGGTTGATGCTCAACAACGCTTTCGGTGACACTAAATGTAGCTCATATTATCCGTGTAATTTCCACCAACGCGTTCAATGTCTACCCAATTTGTATTTTTCGTATTACCATCAAACGTGCGTTCCCTACACCCAATCCGATTGTTTTCTAAACCCCGACTTGTATCAATAACATAAGACACAGAAATGTCCACCGCCACACCAACTCAATTAGATTTAATTGATGCTGTGCAATATTTGACTAACCGCGATGCGCTCGCTTACATTATTCGATGGCGCACCAAATTTCCCCATATACTAATAGATTACACGATACGTTGGGCTACCAACACCGATTACTATGTGCCGCAAAGTATGCGTCAACAAAGCGCCATTGTGGTGGATTTGATGTTTTCCAAAGAGGGTTGTGAAGCGATGTCGTGTTATCCGTACACAGAAACGGGTGTTATCGACTACCTAACGAGTCCAATAGGGGGTTACACTCAAACGTCCAACACCGCCGTACAATACAACCAACCGCCGTGTTTTCATTTGGACGCAGCGTTGGCGGCTCGCGACAACAAAATTCAATCGGTGGAGTTGAGGTATACACCGGCCGACAAAAAATGCGTTATGATGGACAGTATGACAAAAGTGTGGATGAACTCGCCGTACATTCGCACATCTAAACATGTAGTACGCGGCGTGGACGACGTGCCTGGTTTCGATGTACACTATGATTCAGACCCCGCTTTTCCCGAACGCATCTCCGCCAAATTCAACGACGCCTATTGTCGACGATTTGGTAGATTCGAACGCGACAATGCATGTTCGCAGGCGTGGTACGAGGTGTTTGTATCGTTTATTATGGGCGAGTCGATTTTGACCACGTTCAAGTTGGCCGCCACTCATGTTTTTGACGATTTGCGCAATTTCGATTACACACGACCGTCTGCCGTTCTACCCGAACCACCTCCACCCGAGGGTGTCACCATGTTAGAGGAATGGTTGCGCACTCGAGACACCACTGTAGACACAGACACAGAGTCCAATTTCCTAAAAAATGTGTTCCCTATGCGCAACATTGACCAACAATTGCTGTACGTGGCCAACAAAGGTTTCACTTTGTCGGACGGCACAACTAAACACCACAACCAGGGTCTAGTTGAAGAATTGATTACACAAAGACGTTTGGTTGTGTACATGAATGGTAGACATAATAATAGTGAAGGAGCAAACAACTTGGAGTCTATCATAGTTCAATTCTTGGAAGATCACAATTTTTTATTGGGCATTCTAACAGACATGGGTTTTGAGGTGTTAACATCCAGTCTCACCACACTAATCACACAATTAAACAAAGTACTGATTCCGTCGCTTAAACAAATGTTGACAATGCAAAGTCGACGCGTCACCGTAGCTCTATTGGGCGAAACGTACAAAGCGGCCATGGTGCACGCGCTTAATCGCACTTTCATATCGACTGTATCGACCGTGGCCAAAGCCACCGCACGAGCAGTTAACGCGGCCGCGTCCCTAGTCAATTTGGCGCTCACGTTTCTCACCATAGCTGATTTAGTGCTCATGATTTGGGATCCGTTCGGTTACAACAGCATGTTTCCGCGCAACTATCTCGATGATTTGTCCATGTCTTTTTTGTCCGCCTACTACGAGTCTATCGACGCACCCACCCGAGACATTATCACGTTTCAACCGTTGCACTATTCCAATCTAGTGTTCGACGACAACGAGGAGTATTTTGCGCAGAGTATGTTGCATTTGGCGGATTATTTGTCGTCGTTGGACGTCAACAGCAATGGTCAAGTGATTAATTTGATGGACGGCGAAACGGTGGACGATATCGACGACGAAACACTGTTGGGTGTTAGTTTGGCCGCCAACGACACATGGACCTATTTTAAATGGTTTTGTGCGCGACACAACGCCCTTCTCACCACACAATATATACGCGTTAACAATTGGATTGTGGGAGGCGCTCTCTCCATTTGTGTCGCCAGTCTTGTCTACTATCTAAAAATATACAACAAACTAATTAACACTCGACAACATGTACACATACATCTGTTAATTTTGTGTGTTATAGTATTGAGCGCTCTGTTATACATGCTACCTTCTCTACAATACTATTCTGCGTTGATACAACACACAATGTGATTGAACAAAATTCTATATAAGAGTAAAATATAAAAATGTCTAAACCTAGTTTATTGACGCAAATTTTGAACGCAGTGAATGAAGTAGACGAAAAGGTGGACGCTTTGCAAAAACAATTAGATGAATTGGACGTACCTCAAATTGACGATCTCAGTGCAGTGGTGGATGATATTAACGAAAAGGTTACTAATATTCAGGAAATGATGACTGGAGAACCAGAACCAGAACCCGAGCCTGAACCAGAACCTGAACCAGAACCAGAACCAGAACCTGAACCCGAGCCTGAACCAGAACCAGAACCTGAACCTGAACCCTTACCCGAGCCTGAATCGCGTAGCGCTTGGAAATCAAAAAGTAAAAAGTCAAAAAAATAAACGAAAATCAACTCTAACAACACACTAAATTGCGATACATATTCGACTGATTTGTCATACAAGTTTGTAAACAATCCAATACAAGATGAGTCCGAGCTAAAACGCGAAAAAGTTTTACTTCAATTTTCTGAGAAAAAACTCACACTCATGGAAAACTCACACTCAATATTTGTAAAACGTTTTGCAAAATTTTTGCAACACATGTATTACAAATTTTTGTCGTGGTTTTGTGAGTCATCGCGCGGGTTATCGTCTCGGTCGGTCACTAGTAAGTGAAAACATACATATACATGAGAGGTGTGTGTGTTATCAGTGGTGATGTGTACGGTTTTGTAGAATTTATACAAGACAAACCAGATCATTTAATGTGTGTAGTGGGTCGTTTAAACAATCTACCCAAAGGACATCACGGAATACATGTGCACGAGTTTGGTGATGTTTCAAACGGCTGCACGTCGGCTGGAGAACATTTTAATCCGCACAACAAAGATCATGGCGGTCCCATGGACACACAAAGACATTTAGGTGATTTGGGTAATGTGTATTCGAAAGGTGAGCGTTATGTGACTGAAGTGTGCATCGTTGATCCTATGATAAGTCTGTACGGACCGCACAATATATTGGGACGGTGTGTTGTTGTACACGCAATGGAAGACGATTTTGGTCGTGGTAATAATGAGTTGAGTAAAATAACAGGAAACGCGGGCAGTCGTTTAGGATGTGGTATTATTGGTGTAAAAAATGAGCCGATTGTGTCTTTTTAACTACGAGTTACAACTGACACACACACATATTTTCACAATGCAACCACCGACCAGGAGCAATGTGTACGCTGTGGTCCGTGAAGTGATAAATTATAAAAAATCCACCAATGACACCACAAACATTACAGCGCACGTGGAAGATTGTGATTTCGACCACGTTCTGAGGTTTATTAAGGAGAACGCCGACACAATTGTTATAAAACGTGCCGAACAGCCGGACACCAACCTCACTGCCCACTTGCACCATATAAAACATTTATTTAATTTACCGATAACTTTGGACAGTGAGTACGAATACTGTGTGAACAGAAACAATGGTGGACTATAACAATAAATGCGTTGATGAGTACACGATGGACATAAAACACATTGGTAATCGTGACGCGCTACGCAAACTATTCAACGACACCCATTTCAAACATTTGTTGCGCGACAGTCAATATAGTGTTGAATTAAAACCTGAAATCAGTGTGAACGGTAAAAAAGTTTTGGTGGCAAAAAAAAAGAAATCGTCCACACCGTACGTCATTAATTCGTTTATTATTTACACTTCGTTTTTGAGCAACGCCAAGATTAAACTGGTGAAGGACAACAAAGCGTGGAAAATGATGGAAACTGTGGATCCGGTGACATTGAGTCCCGTTGACCAAGACGGTTACGCGTTTAGGCAATTGATTGAAGAGTTGGAAGATTTTCACAAAAGATTGGTGTTTGACGACAAGTGTGAGCAAAAAACGAACGCGTTGCGTAAAAAAATAATCAGTTACGCCAAGTCTATGTTGACGGCCAGCTACAACAATGACC